TCAGGTGGTTATATGTTAGCCCCTACTCCAGACGCAAATTACTATTTTAGAGTACATTATGATAAAAGACCGGCTACTTTAGAGTCCAGTAATCAGACTAATTATATTAGTGTAAACTACCCTCAACTCCTATTATATGCATGTTTAGTGGAGGCTTATGGGTATTTGAAAGGTCCAACGGATATGTTGACATTATACGAGCAAAAGTATAAAGATAGTGTACAAACGTTTGCTTCTCAACAAGTTGGAAGAAGACGTAGAGACGATTATACGGACGGAACGGTTAGGATCAAAATAGATTCACCAAGTCCATAACAGGAGATAAAAAATGGCTATAACATCAGCAGTTTGTTCAAGTTTTAAAAGTGAACTTTTAAGTGGTAAACACGATTTCGATTCTTCAGGTGGAGATACTTTTAAAATTGCTATGTTTACAAGTTCTGCGTCTTTAGATGCAACTACAACAGACTATAGCACATCAAACGAAATTACTAATTCTTCAGGAACTGCATACACAGCAGGTGGAAAAGCATTAACAAACCAAGGCGTGACTTTATCAAGCACAACTGCTTATACAGATTTCGCTGACGTGTCTTGGACTTCAGCTTCATTCACAGCGAATGGTGCAATGATCTACAATACAACAACTGATGGCGGATCAAGTACAACAGATGCGATTTGCGTAATTGCATTTGGCGGAGATAAAACAGTTTCTTCAGGAACATTTACAGTTCAATTCCCAGCAGCAGCAGCAACAACAGCTATCCTAAGATTAGCTTAAGGAGGTAATTCCTTATGGCTTCAATTTGGGGTGGTGATAGTCCTTCAGTAGCCTGGGGCGTTAACTCATGGCAATCTAATACAGTAACATCAGCAATAGACGGTGTATCTTTTCAAGCGTATCAAAACGCTGATGGAGTACTTGCTTTCCCTGAACAAGGATGGGGCTCAGACTCATGGGGAGATGAGAACTGGGGTGAATCAGGAATAGATGTTTCTCTCACTGGTTTTGAAATTGGAACAATTGAATCTGGTCAAGGTGGTTGGGGAACTGTAGCTTATGGAAATGCTAGTTGGGGTATGTGGACTCTTACACCAGCAGACGTTGTTGGATTATCAGGACAATCTATTACTGCATCTCAAGGAACTTCAAGTGTACAAGTTGATTATGTAGATACACCAGATGGTCTATCTTTCACTGCATATCAAGGATCCCTTAGTGTAAATAATGGTGCTGATATGACGGTTGGTTTAGCAAGTCAATCTTTTTCAGGTTCAGTAGGAGCAATAACACCAGCCGATGTAGTTGGCTTAACAGGAGTTTCTTTTACCGCGTATCAAAATGCTGCTGGATGTATATTTACTCCAGTAGAACTTATAGATGTTACTGGAGTTTCATTTACCGCTTCAGTAGGAGCAATAACACCAGACGCAATGACCGTCAGTTTTAGTGGTGTTTCTTTTAGTGGTTCTGTAGGGTCTATAAGTCCTACCGAAATGTCAGTAGGATTGACTGGCGTTGATTTTAGTGCTAATGTAGGTGAATTATATCCGGTATACTTCAAAGATGTCGATATTGAATCTTCAGCAGGTTATGAAGATGTTGACATTGAAGGTTCTACAACGTATACAGATGTAACTATAGCGGCGTAAATTAGGAGATAAAAGTATGGCTTCAACATATACACCATTAGGTGTTGAAAAAATGGCAACTGGCGAAAATGCCGGTACATGGGGAACAAAAACTAATACAAACTTAGAGATTATAGAACAAATAGCTGGAGGTTATACAACACAAGCTATAACATCAACTCCTACTACGTTATCTGTTTCTGATGGATCAACAGGAGCAACTCTTGCACACAGAGTTATAAAATTTACAGGAAGTATTGGTGAAAACACTGTAGTAACTATTCCTATAGATGTTCAACAACTTTATTTTATTACCAATGGCTCATCAGGTTCTTACACTGTTCAATTTAAATATGTAACAGGTTCTGGTTCTAGCGTAACTTGGGCAGCAGCAGATAAAGGAACAAAAATTATTTACGCAGCAGCTGATGATGGAACTAACCCTAACATTGTTGATCTTGGAATGGGGGATGTAACATTAACTGGAACAGAAACTTTAACAAACAAAACTTTAACTTCACCAAAAATTGGTACTTCTATTTTAGATACTAATGGAAATGAATTATTTTTATTAACAGCAACAAGTTCTGCTGTTAATGAAATTACTTATGCAAATGCTGCGACAGGTAATGGTCCTACGTTTACAGCTTCTGGTGAAACAAACGTTGATATAAATATTAACCCTAAAGGAAGCGGAGCTCTTAAATCTGGTACAGCGGCAGTGAAAATTGCTGGTAAAGAAACTATGTGGGTACCTTCTTCTGCTATGTATGGAGCGTCTACTAATGGTGCTGATGCGCAGCAAGTTGAGACAACAGCGACAAGACCAGATATGAAAGTTTTAGATTTTGATGCAAGTACAGCTGAATATGCACAATTTTCAGTTGGTTTCCCTAAATCTTGGAATGCAGGAACAGTGACATATCAAGTTTATTGGACACCTGGCAGTACTAACACAGGAAACTGTATTTTTGGATTACAAGGAGTATCGTGTGGAGATAGTGATACTATCGACGTCGCTTATGGAACTGGTATTGAAGTTACAGACGCTGGTATAGGAACCGTAGAGGATCAACAAATTACTTCTGAAAGTAGCGCAGTAACAATTTCAAACGCTGGTGACGGAGAACAAACTTATTTTCAATTATATCGAGATGCCGCTGACGGTAGTGATACTTTTAGTGCTGATGCAAGAGTATTAGGCGTTAGATTATTCTACACTACAGATTTAGCCAACGATACTTAATAGATAGGAGATAAAATGAAGGATTTCAATTTTAATACATCTCTTCTCGACGAACCAAATAATCCGAAAAGAACAAAAAGAAATGGACCAAAAACAAAATCTTTTGGTTACCAAATTTTAGGATTTGGAGCAGGTGGAAGTTCACCTCCATATCAATTCGAAGCCTTAATCGTAGCTGGAGGAGCCGGCGCCGGAGGAGGTATCGGCGGTGGCGGTGGAGCTGGTGGTTACCGTACTTCTACTCAAGAAGTAGCAGTTGGTACTGCAATTACCGTTACAGTAGGAGGTGGAGGTACATCAGGTACATCTGACAGTAGCGATGGATCTCAAGGTTCAAATTCAGTGATTTCTGGATCAGGATTAACTACATTTACATCTGCTGGAGGCGGTTTTGGACGGGGCTATCACCCCAATGCCGGCGGCGGTGATGGCGGCTCTGGCGGTGGCGGCGGTTCCGGTGGTGTACCAACATCAACTGGTGGTTCTGGAAACGTACCATCTGTAAGCCCTGCCCAAGGAACTGACGGAGCTGGCGGTACCGGATATAGCGATTCTGGTGGTGGCGGCGGTGCAACTCAGGCTGCTAGCGGTAGAACAGGTGGTAATGGTACAGCAAATTCAATTACAGGCTCATCCGTAACTTATGCTGGCGGCGGTGGCGGCGGATCTCGCGGCGGCAATTCAACTGGTGGTACTGGAGGCGGCGGTAATGGCAATTCTGGCGGCGGTGCTCAATCAGGAACGGCAAATCTTGGCGGCGGTGCTGGTGGTTCTGGAGTAGGAGCCAATTCTGGCGGCGGTGGATCAGGTGTGGTAATATTTAAAATACCAACTGCAAATTATTCTGGAACAACAACAGGAAGTCCAACTGTTACAACAGATGGTGATTATAAAATTGTTAAATTTACTGGCAGTGGAAGTCTAACTGCATAGGAAATAACATAATGGCACATTTTGCAAAACTTAATTCAGAAAATATTGTTATACATGTTGAAGTCGTCAACAATAATGAAGCTGTTACTGAACAAAACGGTATTGATTTTTTAAAGACTTTGCATGGTGCGGACACAATTTGGAAGCAAACTTCTTTTAATACACATGGTGGAATCCATCTATTAGGAGGAACACCATTTAGAAAAAATTTTGGTTCAATAGGATTTACTTATGATGAAGACAAAGATGCTTTTATTCCACCAAAACCTTTTAATTCTTGGACATTAAATGAGACAAGTTGTACTTGGGAAGCACCATCAGAACAACCTGGAGACGAGTATAGATGGAATGAAGATAACACAAGTTGGGAAAAAGTAGAAGAATAATACTTGAAAGAGGGTAATATTTAGAATAAAATAATACTTAATGAAAGAAAAAATATAGACAGGAAAGACGTGATACAAATTAAAAAAAATTTTTTAAGCTCAAAAGAACACAAAGATTCATTACAGATAATATCTGGAAATATGTTTCCATATTATTCAATGCCTTATCAAACTAAGGATATAAAAACTAAAAATAAACAAGAACATTTACTACAACACATTTTGATGAAAGACGAACAAATAAACAGTGATTGGTTTGAAAAGATAGTAATACCTTTTACTTTAAAACTACCAATAGAGAAAATGATATATGCACGTTTAAATTTAATTGTTAATCAAAATAAACCATATGCTAGTGCTTGGCACACAGATTTTAAAACAACTTCCTCAGGAAATGTTTTCTTGGAGAAAAAAGCAACTACAGCAGTTTATTATTTTAATACTTGTAATGGAGCGACAGAAATAAAAGGACACAAAAAAATTAAATCAGTAAAAAATCAACTGCTTATATTTCCAAGCAAATTATTGCACAGAGGAATACAACAAACAGACACTGTTTTTAGATGGGTTCTAAACTTTGGGTATATGTCTAAATGAAAGAAAAAATTAAATCAGTTAATTCCTGTTGGAATTTAAAATCAGATAAAGTCAATTTTTATTCTTATTGGCAGGGTGCTTTTACAAAAGAAGAATGTAAAAAGATAATTGAAATTGCTAATAATAAAGGTTTAATTCAAGGAAGAACAAAGGATAAATCAGATACTAGAAAGAGTAAAATATGTTGGTTATATCCTTCCGATGATATGGAGTGGGTTTTTAATAGAGTAACTGATATAGTATTAGATTTAAATAATAGATTTTTTAATTTTAATATATTTGGTTTAAACGAAGGTTTTCAATTTACTAATTACAAAGCACCATCTGATAAATATGGAAAACATATTGATAGATCACTAGATATGAGTGTTAGAAAATTATCTATATCAATTCAATTAACTGACCCAAAAGAATATGAAGGTGGAGAACTTTATATTTATGACAATGATAAAGGTACATTACTAGACAAAAAACAAGGAACACTACTAATGTTTCCATCCTATACTTTACACGAAGTTACGCCTGTAACAAAAGGTGAAAGAAATTCATTAGTGACTTGGGTAACAGGAGATCCATTTAAATAATGAATTTAAAATTAGATAAAGTTCATTTTTATTCTTATTGTCGTAATGCTTTTACAAAAGAAGAATGTAAGAAGATAATTCAAATTGCTAAGAAGAAAGGTTTAATTCTATCACTGCAAGGTTTTCATCTAACAACAAAGGATAAATCAGGTTTAGAAGAATCTTACCAAAGCAAATTTTCAGATGGGGCTAGAAAGAGTAAAATATGCTGGTTATATCCTTCCAATGATATGGAGTGGGTTTTTCGTAGAGTAACTGATATAGTATTAGATTTAAATAATAGATTTTTTAATTTTAATATATTTGGTTTAAACGAAGGTTTTCAATTTACTAATTACAAAGCACCATCTGATAAATATGAAAAACACATTGATAGATCATTAGATATGATTGTTAGAAAATTATCTATATCAATTCAATTAACTGAACCAAAAGAATATGAAGGTGGAGAACTTTATCTTTATGATGATGATAAAGGCACGTTACTGGAGAAAAAACAAGGAACATTAATAATGTTTCCATCTTATATTTTACACGAGGTTAAGCCTGTAACAAAAGGCGAAAGAAGTTCATTAGTGACTTGGGTAACAGGAGATCAATTTAAATAATGGCAAGAAGACTATCAATAAAAGAAACAATAGATATGTTTTCAAATGAAAATGGTTTTGCTTGGGGTACAAATACTGTTATGGAAGCATTAGCGCCCAAAGCTAATTATGATCTTAGGTGTGTTAATGAAACGTTTATTATAGATAGATGGGATTCAATATACCCACAACCAACATCAAAAGAAATAAAAGATGAATACATAAGGCAACAAACGATAGCTGAGTGCATTGAATACTTTAAAGTCAATCCTAAATGATTATCAATGATAAAAAGTGGATTGATCTCCCTTAAAAACTATATATAATACCTTGTTATGTTACAGAAACTATTTTTTCAACCTGGTATTAATAAACAAATCACACCGACCGCAGCTGAAAGCCAGTGGGTAGGTGGGGATAACATACGCTTTAGGTATGGTGTTCCTGAGAAAATTGGTGGTTGGGATCAATTAGGAGCCGATAAACTTACTGGAGCTGTGAGAGCTGTGCATCATTTCTTAGATAGTAATGGTGTTAAGTACGCTGCTCTAGGATCTAACAAAATTTTATATGTATATTCTGGTGGAACATATTATGACATCCACCCTATCAAAACTACTTTTACTGAAACCAGTTGTTTTACTACAAGCTCTTCATCTGCCACTGTGACAATAACTTTTTCTAGTGGTCATGGAATGCAACCTGGTGACATTATTAGAACCAGTAGCGTAACGATAAGTGGATCTACGTTTTCAAGTTCTGATTTTGATGACCAAAGATTTGAAGTAATTACAGTTCCCACTCCTACCACGATTACTATAACAATGGGAGAGACTGAACAATCTGGCCCTATAACAACTTCAGGAAGCGCCACGATTGAATACTATGAACCGGTAGGTCCTTCTCAACAAGTTAGTGGACGAGGTTTTGGGACAGGTTTATTTGGTGGAACAGTTTCTGGTCCGGCGACCACGACTCTTTCTTCTGGAATCAATGCCGCTGTAACCGATATCCCATTAACAAGTTCCTCTTCTTTTCCAACTTCTGGAGAAATTAGAGTTGATTCTGAAGATATTAGTTATGCAGCCAATGATACTTCTACCAACACTTTAAGTGGAGGAGCTAGAGAGGTTAATGGTACAACAGCCGCAACCCATAGTTCAGGAGCTACGGTTACTAATATTTCTGGTTACATGGCTTGGGGTGAAGCTTCAAGTGAGGACTTTATTATTGATCCAGGTTTATGGGTTTTTGATAACTACGGAACAAAATTAATAGCTTTAATTTATAATGGTAAATGTTTTGAGTGGGATGGAGATGCAGGAAATGCCACTGGAACACGAGCCACGGTTATTTCAGGAGCTCCTACAGCTTCAAGACACATGATTGTATCTACACCGGATAGACACTTAGTATTTTTTGGAACAGAAACAACAATTGGAGATACATCTACACAAGACGATATGTTTATTAGGTTCTCGGACCAAGAAGACATCAACACGTATGCACCTAAATCAACCAATACTGCTGGTACACAGAGACTGACTGGCGGATCACGGATCATGGGAGCAAGGCGTGGTAGAGATGCAATTTATATATGGACAGATACAGCCTTATTTTTAATGAGATTTGTGGGCCAACCTTTTACTTTTACCTTCTCACAAGTAGGAACTAACTGTGGATTAATTGGTAAGAATGCAAACATTGAGGTTGATGGTAATGCCTATTGGATGTCAGAAAATGGTTTCTTTAGATATACGGGTAAACTTGAATCCTTATTATGTTTAGTTGAAGACTATGTTTATGAAAATATTAATACTAATGCTAGAGATTTAATTAATGCTGGTCTTAATAATCTATTTGGTGAAGTATCTTGGTTCTATGGAACCAGTTCTTCAGACTCTATCAATAGAGTTGTAACCTACAATTATATTGAATCTTCCCCTCAACGTCCAGTATGGACAGTGGGAACTCTTCCTAGAACTGCTTGGTCTGACTCAGCTGTATTTGATAAGCCTCATGGATGTTATTATGGAGCTTCTGATGATGCATCTTTTGATGTACAAGGAAATACCGATGGTAGCACTATCTATTATGAGCAAGAAACAGGAACTGATCAAGTAGTCTCCGGAGGAACCGTTACCGCTGTTCTAGCTAATATTGAATCAGGAGATTTTGATATTACCCAGGATGCCAAAGAAGGTATAACGTTTAGAGGCGATGGAGAATACTTAATGAAAATAAGAAGATTCATTCCTGACTTTGTTTCTCAAACAGGAAATACTCAAGTGACATTAAACTTAAAAGACTACTCTAATAGTAGTCAAGCAAGTTCTCCTTTAGGACCCTTTACAGTAACGAGTTCTACAACTAAAGTAGATACTAGAGCACGAGCAAGATCGGTGGCATTGAAGATAGAGAATACAGGATCCTCACAAAATTGGAAATTAGGAACATTTAGATTAGATGTTCAAGCGGATGGAAGAAGATAATGGCAAAGATAGTACAATCACTTACAAGAGCAAGCGCAGAATATGACGAAATTGTATTCCAGTCTTTGATAAGAGATTTAGATGCTGTAATTGAAAAGCTTAATTCTACATATCAAGCTGATGTGAAAGATGAAGTTAATGCGGAGGCATATTTTTTAAACTAATGGCTGTACAAGGTAATACATTTATAAACGCAAAAAAGGATCTGACGGCTACAAGTGCAACTACATTGTATACTTGTCCTTCAGCGACTACCGCTGTTATTAAATCTATTTTAGTTAGCGATGACTCTGGATCAGGGGATACCATTACTGTAACTTTAACTGCTGGAAGCGATGTTTTTAGCCTATTTAAAGTTAAAGCAGTTAGTGCTAACACTACAGTTGAATTACTTACAGGACCTTTAGTAGTTCAAGAAGATGAGATATTGAAGGTCACAGCAGCTACAGCTGATAGGCTTCACGTTGTAGCTTCTATTTTAGAAATTAAGCCTAGACAGGTAGTAGCATAATGCATGAAACAGTGAAAGTTAATGGTAAAGATGTGCCTCTTATTAAGGCCACAGACGTAAAAACAACCATAAAAAACAAGAAAACCGGAGAGATATATAAGAATGAACAAGAGTGGAGGAGCAAGAATATCCCAGAGAATGATATTCAAACAGATGTTATAGTGCATGCTCCAGGACTTGATTTGTTCCCAAAAACAAAGTAATATAAAAGTTCAGGTGAAATTCCTGCCTTTTTAATAACTTAATTTATACAACTATGGCGATAACAAACTTACAATTACCTCGAGAAATGTACGCAGAAGGCGAATTAGTTGCTGGAGCTCCTCCTATTAAATATGAAGGAGACATGCGACCCGAAATGGAAATGAGACAGCCATATGGTCTAGGAAGCTTTGTTAAGAAAATTGGAAAAAGTATTAAGAAAGTTGTAGATAATCCTTATGTTCAAACAGCTTTAATGATGAATCCTGCTACAGCACCTTATGCAATGGCTTATTCAGGAGTTCGAAGTTTAAAACAAGGAGATCCTATGGGAGCTTTAATGGCGTATCAAGGAGCTAGCGGCATACCATTTATGAAGAATAATAAATCTTTTAATATGCCTAAATGGGCATTGGGACACGCAGCAAGTAACACAGGTAACACAGGTAACACAGTGCCGGAAGGGAAGAATATGTTAAATGTAGCTGGTCCTCAAAAAGCAAGTAACGGAAAAAATCCAAGTAACTGGGATAAGGCTTTAAATTTATTATTTAAATCTAAGAATGAACAAGGTGAATATGATTGGAATCCTTTAAAAGTTGGTACTGGCGCGATGTTAGGTTTAGGCGGTATAGGTATGATGCAAAAAGCAGCTAATGAAAAACAACCTAAAATTGAAGACATGATTGGAGAGAGAGGAAGTAAAATTGGTTTAGATGATATTCAAATTAAAGTTCAAGCTGCTATTGATAGTGGTGATCAAGCAACTTATGAAAATTTAAGAGTTACAGAAAACTTAGCATACTTACCACCATGGGAAGCTATTAAAAAAGCTGACGGTGGAAGAATAGGTTATGCTTCAGGCGGACAGACTTCTGCAGAAATGTTACAGATGATTGAAA